AGATCATATTTAGTAAATTGACAAGACTCAGAAAAATCCCATTGAAAGTTCCATCCGGCGTTTTGATTTGCTTGATGAACATAGGGTTGGATTTCTTTATATATCCATCTATCACTCATCCAAACAATATTAGAATCTCTTTTCTTTTTTAAATCTTTTACTTGATTTTTATTTAATTTTTTATTATTAAATCCACCTGTAACTGCCATTTGATCTTGTATAGATTTTCCATAACGAACGATATCATCACAAATTCTATGAGGAATAGCTGATTTAAAATACCAATAATAATTTGTTAATTGCATGTTCTTTCTTTACCACACTATACTTAGTTTTAAGTAACTGTCAATGTTCCAGAAACTGTAAAAGTAGCTAATTTATCTCCTCCTGGATGTGTTGCAACTGCGTTAGTACATGGTGATGCCGCAAGTGTTACATCTCCAGGTGCTCTTACTATTACAACTCCTGATCCGCCAGCTGCTCCAGTTGTAGGTGATCCAGCTCCACCACCGCCACCACCTGTATTAGCAGTTCCAGCGACTCCAGCTGTGCTAGGATTACCACCAGCTCCACCACCACCACATCCTCCAGCTCTAACTGAACCTGGAGCGTTAGAACCACCGCCACCACCAGCAAAAGCTGTTATTGAAAACGGAGTTCCACATGAATTAATTGTATTGGGTGCACCATCTCCACCAACACCTGGTCCACCACCAGGAAAAGTAGGTCCTCCAACAGCAGTTGCACCACCACCTCCACCACCACCATCGTTATTTGCCGCACCACCATTTCCTCCAGCGTTACCTTGAGGAGGAGATACAGGAGGAGTATTTCCTGTTCCACCTGTTCCATAAAGATTAGGGTTTGGTATTGAGCAACCGTGACCTGATCCACCACCACCTCCAGATCCACCTGGTTCACCATTAATAGTTGCTGGTCCTCCGTGACCACCACCTGTTGATGTTATTGCAGAAGGTGTTCCTAACACTGAATTTGATCCACAAGCAGATGCACTTCCCCCTGCTCCTATCGTTATTGGATAAGTAACACCTGGAGTTATGTTTGACAGACTTATAGCTGATCCTCGTAAAGGAGATGGTCCATAACCAGTGGCTCTATAACCACCAGCACCGCCTCCACCATTTCTACTAAAAGTACCATTACCACCACCGCCACCACCAGCGACTACGAGATAATTTAATGTAAATGTTAATAATTTTTTAGGCCATATAGAAGCTCCACATGCTCCAGCTGTTTGAGCTGTAAAGTGTGTTTTTAAATTCCACATACCACTCGCTTTACTTAATTCTTTTACAACTACAACTCCTGAACCACCGTTACCACCATTAGATACAGCTCCGCTTCCAGCATTACGACCGCCACCACCGCCACCTGATCCTGTATTTGCTGTAGCATTTGATCCCACAGCGTTTACACCACCATTACCACCTCCTCCTGATCCACCCGAACCAGCAGTGTTACAATTATCGTTTCCACCTCCACCACCACCTGCTCTAGTCACAGAACATCCTGTAATACTTGATGCTACGCCAGCTCCTCCTGCTCCAGAAACATTACAAGCTAAAGCATTTGCGCCAACAGCACCAGCACCGCCACCACCGCCTGTACCAAGTGTAGGGGTTGGTGAGTTCCACCCTATCGGATTAGAACCTCCATGGTTTCCTTGCGGTGGATCTGTTGGTGGCGTATTACCTCGACCTGATTGACAAGGATTACTTTTCCAAATTGCAGTGCCTCCACCTGAACCTCCTGGATGACCCCCATAATTAAATGTGTCTGGAGATGGAGGAGCAGTAGAACAATTACTAGAACCACCACCTCCACCAGTAGAAGTAGATCCAAAAGCTGTAGAATTTGAACCGTTACCTCCAAATGCAGTGACGTCCGTTGCTCCAGACGCTCCACCGCCAATAGTTATTGGATATTGAGTTGATCCACAAACTATTATTTCTATATCTTGATAACCACCAGCACCTCCTCCACCTGCTCTACCTTTTCCACCTCCGCCGCCACCAGCGATTAATAAAGTTTGAGCAATTTTAGTGTTTGCAGTTGTGCAAATATTTCCTGATGATGTAAATGAAGTAACCGTACATTTCCCAAAAGAAGCTGTGTTTTTTTTTCCAGTTATACCACCGTTGGTTCTAGCCATTTAAGTCTCCTATTCGGACACCCAAGCTGTGCCGTTCCAATCGTATATAGTTTTGGTTTCTGATTCGTCGTTTGATTTAGTTGCTTTCCAACCTTTTGTATTATCTGAATTATAAGCTGTTTCGTTCCAATAAATGCTATAAAACCATGAAGGGGTGCTTTCACCATCGTCTGTTACCGATGGATAAGTTATAGGTGCTTTCCAATCGTCACTTGAATCAAGTGACCATGAAGCAAAAGGCTGCGGTAGTAAAAATTTATTTTTTGATGTATTATAAATATAACCTATGCCTGCGTATTGTTTTCTAAAATTATTATTGTAAGATGTTTGTTTCCATGTACCACCACCAAAAAAATTAATACACCATGTTTCTCCATCAACGTGTTCATCTGAAGGAACAACACCATTATCTACAACCACAACTCTTTTTACAACTAAATGTGTGTCAGATGTGAAACCTGTTGGATCGGTTTTTGATTCTAATTCTGCAAAATGTGCCATAATTTATCCTTATGTTTATTTATATTATTATATTTATTTAGTCAATTTTTATCAAAAACTCCATGCTCCTGATTTTACTTGATCGTATACTTCGTTAATATTCCATACTCCAGGAGCTATTTTTTCAGTTGATTCTGGTTCTTTAATAACTACAACACCTGCTCCACCTGCTCCTCCAGGATTACCAGAGTTTGCTCCACCTCCGCCACCACCACCAGTGTTAACTGTTCCTGCAACTCCACAAGCTGGTCCTGGACTTCCTGGACTACCACCATTTCCTCCACCACCTGCTCCTCCTGTTCCGTGATTGCCTGCACCACTGTGTGTGCCTCCACCTCCACCGCCAGCATATGTTACATCTGATCCAGTGATTGTATTAGGTGCTCCTGCTCCACCTGGTCCACCTGGACTACCATGAGGACTAGGATTATTTGAGCCCGCAGCAGTTGCTCCACCACCGCCACCACCTGAGGAAGCATTACCAGGGCCTCCACCTCCTCCTCCAGGATTTCCTTGAGAAGGACTAACGGGTGGAGTATTACCAGCGCCACCACAAGCTCTAGGTACATTTCCTTCGCCTGAGCCACCACCACCACCTGATCCTCCAGTTCCTCCTGGTTGTTTAGTATTACCGTTTGTACATCTATAAGCAGCACCTGCACCACCACCCGTTGATGTAATCGAAGAAAAAACTGAATTACTACCTCTTGAACCACCAGAGCCACAACAAGAACCACCTGTTGGAGGTCCAGCATCACCAGCGGCTCCTCCCGAATTTGAACCAGCAGCACCGCCTGCTCCAATTGTTATTGGATATGAGGTGTTTTTAGTTACAGGGATAGCGGATCCTCTTAATGGACTAGGGCCAAAGCCTGAAGCTCTATACCCTCCTGCTCCACCACCACCAGCTCTATATCCTCCTCCACCGCCACCACCAGCTACTACTAAATAATCAGCGTTAGCAGTTGCTTGTGCAGTAAAAGTTCCTGAGGAAGTAAATGAAGTTACTTTTGCTGAAAGTGTTGAACATGTTACTTGTTGTATTGGTCCTATAATTCCGCCATTAGCCATAGCCTATAAAACCTCCTACGCGTCGTCTAATAGTTCATATGAAACAAAATAACTTAAATCATTTGCAGCCGAAGCTGTAAAATACAATAAATCAGTTTCATCTAAATATATTGGATTCTCTAAAAAACTTAATGTTGCATCTGCTGGAACTGAAATAGTTTTTGCAAGATCAACATAATTAGATCCATTATCTATACTAACTTCTATTGTAATATTAGCAGCGCTTGACCCATCGACGTTTGCTACTAAGATTGTATTTATTTTTGCTACTTTATCAGCTGGAACATCGATTGCTTCGGTTCTTGATGTTCCTGTTAATTTAGCAGCTGCGTTTTTTGCATTTATTGTTGCTACGTTTACTATATTTGGTGTTGCCATATTATCTCCTTTTTATCCGAATACGATTGCCATTGCAATAGCTTTTCCAACTGATGCAAAGTTTGCGTTAGCGTTGATATATGTAGTTAATCTAGAAGCAGCAAGTTTTCTATTAGTTCCACCTGCTCCATCATCTACTATAAATAAATCTGCGTCAGCTAAATCAGCTCCTATATCTGTTGCCCCGTCTATATCTAAACCACCTATAGGTACAACAGGTGCTTGACTAAATGTTACAACCCCACCCGATGAAATTGCCATTGCATCTGTATCAGAGGCAGAACCTATTTGTCCACCATCTGCTATTACAAGATCGTGATTTAATATAAGAGTACCAGCATCTGACATATCAAAAGTACCTGCTGTAAAAAGTCCTCCACCATCAGAATCGCTTCCTAGAAAAGTTATATCTCCATCATTAATCATTGCTCTGATATCTAAATCATTACCTTGTCTTATAAATCTACCAAAGTCTACGCCATTATCTTGTAACTCAATTTCAGCGCCATCTGCGTCTAAAACAATATCACCAGCGCAATCTACTTTAAAATCATTGCTAGTAGTAATTGTTAAATCAGTTCCATCTCCAGCTATATTTTCGCCAGCGTCACCGAATTGTATAAAAGAATTGTTTGCTAAAATAATATCATGGTTAAATGTTGCTGTTCCAGCATCCGACATATCTAAAGTTAAGGCTGTAATACCTGATCCACCGTCGTTTCCTCTAAAAGTTATATCAGTATCGGAGACAGACGATTTTAAATCAAAATTAGTTCCATTCTTCTTAATATGACCAAATTGACTTCCATCTGCTTTAAATGATATAGTAAAATCTGGAGAACCCACATCTAAATGAATTTGACCATCAGCATCAAGAGTAAGAGTACCGCTAGAGTCAATTTCTAGATTTGTACCATCACCTACTATTTTTTCTCCAGCATCACCAAATTGTACAAAAGAATCATTTGCTAAAATAACATCATGTGAAACAGTTAAAGTGCCATCAGAAGACAATGACATTTTCTCAGAAGCAGTTTCACTAGCTGCGGTTCTAAAACTTAATTTAGTAGCATTATTATCAGCTGCAAAATCACCTTCAGATACAGCTGCAATACTTGCAGCAACTAATCTTGAATCTGTACCAGTTCCCTCACTTGGTGCTTGGAAATTTAATATCCCTATAACATCATCAACAGCAATATCAGCTTCGTCAGTAGCTAGTGTTAAATTTACAGTGCTATCATCACCTGTTGCTGTATGTAATATCTGTAATCCAGCGTTGTGAACATGTTGTAATCTTATTTCAGAATTAGCACCAAATGTAAATTGTGCTGAATCTGATGACATAAAAACATCATCTGCAACATTAATATCACCTACGAAATTTACTTGTCCCGATGATTCAATAGTCATTGCAGTTGCAGCTGAAGCAGATCCTATTGTGCCATCATCTTTAATTAAAATATCGTCTGCAAAAGTAACAATACCATTACTATCTCCTTGAATCCAAGTTGTAGTTGTTGAACCATCGTAACCAGAAATTACTAATTGTCTATCGCCAGTATTACTAGAAACATCTGCATTTGAACCAATTATTACATTTCCTTTTCCAGATGTTAAAGCATCACCTGATTGCCAACCTAAACCCAAATTATAATCACCGCTATCTACTGAAGCTAATGCTCCTACACCAAAAGCACTATTATAATCTGCGGACGTAGAAGCTGTGGTCATAGCTGAATCTCCATACGCTGTGTTTTGTTCTCCACCTGACAGAGTATGACCAGCAGCTTGACCCATTAATGTGTTTCTTGAACCAGTGGTTATAGCTCCACCAGCATTTCTTCCTACTGCTGTATTTTTATCGCCAGAAGTTAAAGCATCTAAAGCTCCAGAACCTACACCAGTATTCCTTATAGCGGCATCTAAAGTTCCTGAGGTTGCGTGTCCAAATAAAACACTATCTGTAAAATTAGTTCCGCCAATTTTAAAAAAAGATGAACCTTCAAGAGTGTATGCATCTGCTTCTAATGTTCCATCTACATCAACATTACCTGATATATCTAATTCTGTTGCTATAATTTTATCATTAAAAGTAGCAGCCCCCGCTGCAGACATATCTAAAGTTAATGCTGTTATAGCTGATCCTCCATCGTCACCTTTAACTATAAAATCTTTATCTTGAACACCTGTTGTAATAACAAAATCACTAGAAGAATTTGATAGTGTTGCAATTGTTGTGCCACCATCTTTAAATAAAACATCTGCACCATCAGCATCTAAAACAATATCAGCAGGTGAATCTATTGTAATATCACCAGTTGAAGTTCCTATTGTTACCGCTGCATCACCAGTTGAAATATCATCTGCAGCAACTCCTAATGCAAAACCAGTGTCAACTATATTTGTACCATCAGAGAAAACCATTTTTGTAGTTTTTTCTGTAGCTCCAAAAGTAACACCAGTTCCCGATGCTGTTTTAAATTGAACGGTGTAAGATCCAGAAGTTCCATTTACGACTACATAAACTTTTTCTATTGAGTCTGGTACAGTTACAATAGAGTTACCTGATATTGTACCTGTTAATTTTATAACTGCGTGACGAGCGACTGATGTAGACTCTGTTGTATCGCCATCTGTAATACTCAAAGCTGTTGTTCCACCACTAGTTACTGCTTGTTCTACGTAACCAGCAATTGCTTTTTCTACGATTTGTAAGTTAGTATTAGTTTTTGTTCCCCATGTACCGGCATTTTCGCCAGTTGCCATTAGTTCTATACCGAGATCTGAAAATGTTGATGCCATAATTTAATCCTTAAGGTGCAGGTGATCTGACTGGTATTCTGACTGTACCATCTGTATAGTCATCTCTTCGTCTTCTACCTATTTGTTCGCCTCCAAATTTTTGTACTTCTTGTTGATATTTTTGTTCATATAATTGTAACATGTCTGCAGGCCCTTTTAAAAAACCATACGTTTCTGCTAAACAACAATATAGCAGACCATTTGGAAAATTTAAACTAATATAATTAGTGTCATTGTTTTCCAATAAAGCTGGTATTGCATTGTAATGTATTTTATATCCGAATGTTGCACTTGGTGTTGGTGACACAATAATAGATCCAGAGTTTGATGAGCTTTCTCCAGTTGCTCCTGTATCTAGCATTGCATAATATTTTGGTGTTCCAGTAGATGTGGTTGCTGAAATATATTCTTCTAAAAATGTTAAATCTCTTTTTTCTAAGTAAGTATTAGCACCAGTATAAGTAGATCCAGTTGCATCATAAACTTGCACTGCTCTGATAAATACTGCTCCTGCTGGTACAGTTACAGTTCCTGTTCCAGATGTAAAATTACCTGTAGATGTTTTTCTATCAGCATCAATAGGTACATCTCTAAAAATTCTATATTGTGCATTTAAAATAATGTTTTCTAAAACACTATCAGATAGAACTGTAGAGCTAACTTCTGTATAACTTCTTATTTGTGTTTTTAATCCTGATGC